CAAATTCGGCTACTCCACGACCAACTCCGTGATCGACTAGTCCGCTCCTCTCTCCTGACCGGGGCGGCTCCTCCGCCCCGCCTTTGTTCGAGCCATTCGCAGCTACCTGGAAGGCGACAACCAGTGGCACCCCGTCAAGTGGCTGATCCCTTGCCGCCGCTAGCTGCTTCTTTTTATGACCTCCCACGCCTACCAACTCGTCACCGCGCCAACCGAATTTGCCATTACCGATGCGCAGATGGAGGCGCACGCGCGCGCGGCCGGGCAACCAGCCGAGCAGTACCAACCCTACGTGCGGGCGGCGCAGGCGTACGTGGAAACGATCACCGGGCGCAAGCTAGTGACGCAGACGTGGAAGTGGTTCCTCGACGGCTTCCCCTACACTGACCGGCTTACCCTGCCGTTCGGCCAACTTCAAAGCGTCACCCACGTGAAATACACCGACACGGCGGGCACGCAGACGACGTTTTCCGCTGACTACTGGGAAGTATCCACCGCCCGCGATCCAGGCGTCCTGGCGCTGTCCTACAACCAATCCTGGCCATCTACAACCCTGCGCGTCCTCGACCCTATCGAAATTCAGTTCGTTTGCGGGTGGACCACGGCAGCGGATGCGCCATACGAGATCCAGGCGGCAATCCTCCTCATCGCCGCGCACCTCTACGAGCACCGTGAAGATGTCGTCCTCGGCAACTCGGCCAGCGTTGAAAGCAAGGCGCTGGAACTCGGCAGCCGGGCGCTGCTGGCTAATTGGAGGATTTGGTAATGCGCGCCGGCACCCTCCGCCACTGGCTCCTGATCGAACAGAAAAGCCTATCCGTCGATGTCAACGGCGACCGCACGGAAACATGGGCGACATTTTCCGAGTGCTGGGGCTCAATCGAAACCAGCGGCGGGCGCGAGTTCTTCCAGGCGAAGCAGACGATTTCCGACCTCTCGCACTCCATCACCGTCCGCTACAAGGCCGGGTACACGCCCGATATGCGGGTGAAATTCACCGACCCAAAGAACTCGAACGCAGCCCGCTACTTCAACATCCGCGCCATCGCCAACCCGGACGAGCGCAACGAAATGCTCGCGCTGCAATGCTCTGAGGTCACGATTTGAACATCAAAATCGAAGGGCTCACGGAACTCGCCGGGCAACTGGAAAAGCTCAAGAAAACCGCGCAAGGGGCCGAAGTGCGCGCTGCGCTCCTCGACGGGGCGAACCTCATCAGCGACGCGGCCAAAGCTCGCGCGCCAGTGGCACCCTACGCGACGAATTACCGGGGCCGGGCCATCGCACCGGGCGGGCTGAAAAGATCGCTTGCGGCGGCTGCTGGGCGGCAATTCAAGAACTTCCTGCAAGCCTACGCCTACACGCTCAAGCAGGCGGCACCGCACGCGCATCTGGTTGAGTTCGGAACGAAGGCGCACACGGTAGCGCCAAAGGATAAAAAGTTCCTCATGTTCGGCAACCTGTTCAAACGCTTCGCCAAGAAAACGCAGCATCCTGGCAGCCGGCCGATTCCGTTCTTCCGTGACGCCATCCGTGCACAGCGAAACAACGTGAAGCGGCTCCTAGAAGCGCGCGTTAAGGCCGCATTTGACGCGCTTGGGCGGGCTGCATGAGAATCTACCAGGCGCTCTATAAGTACCTCCAGACCGTTTCCGCCATCACTAACCTGACCGGTACGCGGGTGTACGACATGCACGCCGATCAGGGCCGCGTGGTGGACTACCCGGCCATCGTCATCGAGGTCATCGACTCCGCGCCGTTCCACTCCATCGGCAGCACCGCGCCAACGGCCACACGGCGCCCGGTGGCGCTGTATTGCATGGCGCAAGGCAACCCGAAGGCCGCCGAAGACCTGGCCGATCTGGTCTACACCAACGTCATCAACCACGCCGCCGAAATCACCACGGCGGCCGGCTCACTGACGGTTCACAGCACCCACCTCAACGGGCGGCGCAATGAGTTTGAGCACGACCTGGAGACGAGCGCAAAACTCTACTCTGTGGTCCTTGAATTTGACATCATCCACGCCATTTAGGCGCGGGTGCCGGCGGCACGTCGTGAGATGTTCCGCCACCCACTTTTAGCTATCGCCGTAAGGCGAAAGGAGCCCCTATGGCTGTAATGGTAGGCAATGCTGCCGCGCTCAAGATCAGCACGAACACAATTGGCGAGATGGACAATTGGTCTCTCGACGTTCAGACCGGACTTGAAGAGACGCAAGCCTTCGGCGACACCTGGAAGGAACGCACCTCGACCATCAAGGAATGGAGCGGCAGCGGTTCCGGCCGTCTCGACACCGCCGATACCAACGGCCATGTTGCGTTGAAGACCGCCTTCCTCGCCGGTTCCACCGTGGCGATCCGCTTCTACGTGGACGGCACGAATTACTACAGCGGGAACGCCTTTGTTCAGGCGTCATTCTCCGCGCCGGAAAACGGCATCATCACCGCCTCCTACACCTTCACCGGCACCGGCGCGCTGTCCTACACCTAAGGAGCCATCATGGCCGTACTCGCAGGAAACGCAGCCGACATCTACATCGCCACCGGATCGGGCACCGCCATGACGGGGGAGGCAGTAACCTCCCTCGGTGGCGGCGTCTACCAGATCACGGACACGGCGAAGCGTGCCATCAATCCCAACGCGGCCGTGACCGTGCTCGATGGCGTCTCGACCGTGCCGAAGTCCAACTATCAAATTGGCTGGGCATCGGGGAAGATCACGCTCACGAACGGGTACACGGCGGGCGGAACCATCACGATCACCGCCGAATACCTGACGCTGGCGCAGGCCGCGCAGGCGTTTGAGTGGTCCTATGATTCCGAGGTCATCACCGAGGAGTCGCAGACGTTCGGGGACACGTGGAAAGAGCGCACGTTGGTCATGAAATCCGGCACGATTTCATTCCAGCGCTTCTACAATAACGCCTACTTCGCCAATACGAACCTCGGCAGCTACTACGTGCTCTACCTCTACACGAACCTCGCCGGAAATGATCGCTTCATGGCGGCCGGGCATATGTCGAGCGCTGGAATCACGTCGGGCGAAAACGAACTCATCAAGGAAAACGTCTCTTTCGCGCTTCACGGCGAAGTGGACTTTTCAACCACGTAATGCACTACGACAAACAGGCGCGGGCGCTCGTCGTGCCCGCGTCCGAAATCAACCGCGTTGAGCGCGACGGCGCGGAAATCGACTTCAAGAACGGGTGGGTGCTGAACCTTCCCGGAACTATCACGATCACGGCAAAGGAGCCCAATGAGCAAGATCCTGGACCGCGTAGTAGCGGCCAAATTGAAGACTGAAGACCTGTTCGTTCCCCAATGGGGCGAGACGGTCCGCGTGCGCGAGTTCAACGCGGGCGAACGCGTGGACTTCGTGAAGGATGCCCAAGGGCAGACCCGCGTGGCGACCGTGCGCGCGGTCATCGCGTGTACGCTTGACCCTGAGAACGACAATCCAATCTTCGAGCGTGCCCACGTGGACATGCTCGTTACGAAATCAGCCGCGGCCGTCGAGCTGATCGGCGAAAAGATCCTCAAGCTCTCCGGCATCCTCAAGGAATCCGCCGAAGAGCTTGAAAAAAACTCACCGGCGAGCGCCTAAGCCTCTTCGCGCTCGCCGAACTCCTCCATATGCCCGTGTGCGAACTCAGCACGCGGATGTCCTCCTCTGAGATGACCGAATGGGCCGCCTACCTGCGCATCAAAAACGCGGAGATGGACAAGGCCGCGAAGTCCCAGCAAACCCCTTCTACTCCCACGCGACGCCGGTAAATCATGCCAATTCTCTCAAATCTCATTGTGCGCATTGGCGCGAGCACCGACGATTTCGACAAGAAGGTGGACCGCTCACTAAACAAAGTGAAGCGGTTTGCGTCCGACGTCACAGCGGCGGGCACCGCGCTATCCATTGGCTTTTCCGCGCCGCTGATCGCCGCCGGCGCCGCCGCCATCAAGGCCGGTTCCGATATGGAATCGCTCACCATGGGTTTGAAGGCCGTGATGAAAACTAGCGAAGCCACGGCGGCCGAAATGGCGAAGCTGCGTGAAGTGGCGAAGCTGCCGGGCCTCGGGCTGGAGGAAGCTGTCAAGGGCACCGTTCGCCTTCAAATCCTTGGCAATTCCGCCGATCAATCGCGCCGGATCATGGCCGAACTCGGCAACGCGCTGGCCGTCGTCGGTGGCGGGCGCGAGGACTTCAACGAGGTGATCCGCCAGCTTTCCCAACTGGGCGCCGTCGGCAAGGTGACGAAAGAAAACCTTGACCCGATCATCGAGCGCATCCCGCAACTCGCCGCCATTATCAAGGAAAAGTTTGGAGCCGAAGCGCTGGGCGATCCGGCAAAGACGTTTGAGCGCATGGGGATTTCGTCGCAGAAGTTTATCCAGATCATCACCGACGAACTGGCAAAGGGCGAGCGCGCGGGGAACACGTACAAGAACTCCTGGGAGAACATTCAGATGGCCGCGAAGGACGCGGCGGCCGAGTTTGGGAAGACACTCCTCCCAATCGCGCAGCGTGTGCTCGATGACTTCCTGACGCCGGGCATCGAGAAGGCGAAGGCGCTGGCTACGGCGTTCCGTGATTTGCCGCAGCCTACGCAGGATTGGGCGCTCGGGCTTACCGCCGTGGCGACGGCGGCGCCGCTGGTCGTGGCTGTACTGGGTACGCTTGCGGAAAAAGCAGCGATTCTTGCTGGCGTTTTGAATAAAGCTGGGATTACGGGCGCGACCTTTGGCGCTGCGCTTGGGACGCTGGCACTCGGGCTGAAATCGGCAGATGAAACACTGCTGATTTACGAAAAGCTCAAGGAAACCGGCTATCAGTTTGAACGGCTGACCGGGGCGTGTTCTGACGCAAAAAAGAACGTGGAGTTCTTCCGCGCCGTAATTGTTGACCTGTCAGGGAAGTTCCCGGACCTGTCTGGCAATATCAAGCGAGCATACGACGCCATCCGCGTTCTGTCTGACGCGACCATGCTCCCGGGCTTTGGGTTGTTTAAGGCGGCGCTGGATGCCATCAATACCGCCACGGCCGCAGCCACCGGACGGTCGAAGGAAATGGATTCCGCGATTGCCAACCTCAACCAGCGGACCATAGAGCAGGGCGCGCAAAACATCAAGCTGGCCGCCGACATGAAGAACTTTAACGGCGCGGCAGGAGATTTGATTCCAAAGTTGGCTGGCGTGGCCGATGCCCACAAGAAGACAGCGGAAGCGGCGTCGAATCTAATCAAAGTCAATACGGTGATGCTCGACCAAAACGGGCAACTGTCCAAAAACTCACTGGTTTACGTCGAGTCTCTTGAGCGCGTCAAGGCCGCTGTTAGTAAGGCAAAGGACGTGATGTATGAGTATTCCATCGCGGGCACCTTGCTCGGGAAGACGCTAGAGACTCACAAAGACCCGATGGAGCAAATGGCGCTCGCCACGATGCTGTATCGGCAAGAACTCGACAAGCTGGCAAATTCGACGGCTGCAGTGCAGGCCATCGGTCGCCCGGTTGGGTTCCCTGGCCTTCCAACCGATCCGGGCAACGTGGGCCGCTCTTCGGATTTCCCCGGCATGGGTAAAGCCTTCCCGAATATCGGGCCGACTGGCATGATGACGCGGGAGCAACTCGAAGCCCAAAAGCAAAAAATGAAGGAGCTGGGCAAGGTAGGCAAAGCGGCCTACCAGCAAGTCTCAACCGTCGTCACTGACCTATCGCGCGGCATCACCGACATCATCTTCAAGGGCGGCAAGCTGGGCGACATGCTGACCAACGTGGCAAAGCAGGCCGCGCAGTCCATCACGCGGCTACTCATTGAAGGCGCGCTGAAAAAGCTGACGGATAAGCTATTTGACGTTGGCGGGCTGATGGGCAAGGTGTTCGGCGGGGCCGGTGGAGCGGCCGGAAGCGCAGGCGGGAGCGTGGCGAGCGCGGCTGGTTCTGCGGCGGGCGGAATTGGCGGTGCTGCTGGTGGCATCGGTGGCGCGGCGTCTGCCGCCAGCGGTAGCTTGACCGCCGTCGTCGGCGCGGTGGGATCGGTCATCTCGGCTATCTCCGGCGTCATCGGAAACCTGCAGATGATGGGCATGAATAAAACGCTCGATATCATCGCAAAGCACACGCTCCAGACCGCCAACGACCTCGCCAACCTCCGCGCCGATGAATGGCTGCGCGAAGGTCACCTGATGGCCAAATTGGACGACATGTGGAAGACCAACCTCGGCATCTACGACCTACTTGGCCGTGGTGCGGTGGCGGGCGGCGGCGCGTCGGTCGTCATCAACCTCAACGGCGGCGATCCGAAAGCCGCGCTCGAAGAAATCACTCGAACCCTGAAGCAGTACGGCGTCATCCCACGCGGCTAAACCTTGCCAACCCCCATCGTAAAAATCGACGGAACCACCGTCTCCGCGAAACAAGGCACGCTAGATATGTCCTACTCGCTCGGCTCCCGCGCCGGGTTAAGCGTGACGGTTATCAGCGAAAACGGCAGCTATCGCCCGGTCGTCGGCAAAGACCTCGAACTATTCGAGGGAGCGACGAAACTATGGGCTGGCTCAGTGGACGAAGTAGACGAATTTTCGATCACGGAAGCCAACCCGACCGGGCGCTATTATGCCATCCGCGCCGTTTCGTGGGAACAGTACCTTGACCGCCGCTTCTGCTACAACACCAGCACCGGCCGCCCGCTGATTTATGAGCGAAACTTTGAGTACACCGCCAACGCGGGCACGGACACGCTGACCTGCACGGTGGCGCATAGCCTCAGCAACGGCGACAAAGTGCGCGTCAAGGCCCACGCCAATGGCGCGATACCGGGCGGGCTCTCGGCCACCGTCGAATACTTCGTGATATCGGCCAGCGGCGCGGCGCTGCAGCTCTCCCTCACCAGCGGTGGCGCCGCCGTCAACATCACCGACGCTGGCACGCTTGACCAAATTCTCATCAGCAACCGGGCCGGGCTGATCGTATCCGCTCTACTCACCGACGCGGCCACATCCGAGCCGATCGGCACCGCCAACATCGACAGCGGCGCCGTGGTGGATACCGTCATTTTTGACGCCGGAACGTCCGTCTCTGAAGCTATCGCCGCCCTGGCCGACGCCTCAAACTACGTGTGGTGGATTGACGAGGAGCGCGATCTATTTTTCAAGCCGCGCACGTATGCAACGGCGCCGTTTTCGATCAACAACACCAGCGGCAACTATCGAAACATTCGCGTGCGCACGACGCGCGAGGACAAATGCAACTCCGCGCTCGTCAACGTGGACATCGAGCAAATAGGCTACGAGGACGAATCCTTCACGGGCGACGGCTCCACCGTCAAATGGTCCCTCGCCAACCCTGTCGGGCAAATTGTGCGCATCCAGGTGAACGACGAGGACAAAGAGTTCGCCCAGTGGCTCACCGACTCCGACCGGGCGTACTACTACGAAATCGGCAAGGTCTACATTCGGCAGGATGCCGACGAAACCGTGCTCACCGCGGCCGATACGCTCCGCGTGGTATACCGCAAGTTCGGCGCAAACACGATTGCCGAAGAGGATAGCGCAGACATCTCCGCCACCGCCACGCTCGAAGGCAATAGCGGCATCTACGCGCTACCGTTTGACCGTCCAGGCATCGGGCAGCAACAGGCCAGCGTGGAAGCCCTGACGCTGGTTTCCGCGCGCAAGAACAACGCCGTCGAGATCACCTACGAAACCGACCAGCAAGTAGAGGCGACGTGCCACACGCTGCGGCCTGGGCAACTTCAGACCATCGCTAATAGCTACTTCAACGTCTCCAGCGGCACATATTTGATCCGCGAAGTTTCCCTTCGCGATGTCTATGGGCAGTGGTTGCAGTTCACCGTCAAAGCCATCAGCACAAACCGGCTGGGCGGCGCGGTCGAGTTCTGGAGGGCCATTGCGGGCGGCTCGTCTGGCGGCGGTGCCACCGGCTCGTTTGTGGCCGGCGGCTCGACCGGCACTGGCGGCAGTTCAACGCCCATCGAAATTACGCTGACGGCCAATACCACCATCGCTAGCCCGTATACGCCCACGGCGGCCGACCTGCTGACGGTCTACGTGACGCAGGGAGCTGGGCCGTACACGATCAGCTTCGATTCCGATTTCAATACAAATTTCGGCTCTACGCTCCCTGGAAAAAATGGCTCGGTGACGTGCTTCCAGTTCCGCGGGCGTGCCGACGGCAAGTGGTGGGCGGTATGCGCGCCCTATTCGGTTCTCTATGAATAAACCCATCATCCTTTGCGCCCTGGCCGCCCTGGCGGCGTTCGGGCAGTCACAGACGCCTCTTACCATCACCCAAAGCGCCGGAAGCGCTACGGGCGAACTGCGGATGCAGGAGCGGCGCACGAACGGGACAAACTACGTCGGCATCAAGGCGCCGCAATCCGTGGCGGCAAATACCGTCTGGACGCTTCCCACCGCCGACGGCACCGCCAACCAATGCCTCTCGACCGACGGCGCTGGCCAGTGGGGTTGGAGCACGTGCGGAGCTGGCGGTAACGTCAATCCTGGCGACTACGATTGGTCTCAAACCATCACCGCTCCGGGCGCGGCTGGTACCCGCACCATTACACTGACCCCTGGACCGCTGGGCGTCATCGCGACCGATACTGCAAGCCAGTATTGGCTCGTTGGCACGCCGGGCTCGTCTGAGGCGGTGACATCGACCGGCACTGGCACCTGTGACGGCACCGGGCAAACGTCTTGCACTATCGAAGTCACGACGGCCAACAGCCACACGGGCACCACGACCATTGCCAGCGGCAGCGTCGGTGCACAGGAAGCAATCAACGCGGCGTCTAGCTCGGTGACGCTCTCGTATCCCATCGGTAACCCGTCGTGGAAGACGCGCGCCTGCACTAACGGCAAAAACGTGACGTTCTTGGGGCAGGGAACCGGATCGGCAATCTACCTAACCACGCCAAACCAGCAAGGCATCTGCAAAAACTCGAACAACACGCTCGACGTGATACGGATGTCGATTGTGGGTGACACCACCACCACGGGAATCTATGCGCAAGCGCTGGTAAGTAACGGTGGGTCCGACCGCTTTATTGACAATTTCTTGCAAAATCACGCGGTAGGCATCAACCACCGGACCGCGACGGAATTGTATGTGATCGGCAATCGGTTCTACTCTACGCGCGTTGGGTTTGAGGTGGCCAACGAAATCAACTCCGATCAAGGCGGATTGACGGCGCTTGAAAACAACTTCGTCTGCACGTCAGATACCGACTCTAAAGGCGTGTTTTTTCACTCGCCAGGCGCGGCAACATTTGCCAATAATTACTTTCTTGGTTGCCGGGACAGCTTCTATGCCGATCTGGCTTTTGCCACTGTTAATGTATCCGGCACAGCCGCCACCGCCACCACGGGCCGCTTCTGGCCGATACAAGTCGGATTGGCTGTCTACGTGGACGGCAATCTCACGACAATTGCAGCGTATACCGACGCAACCCATGTCACCCTTGCCGATAACCTTGGCACGCTGACCGGCGCAAAGGTGGGACAATCGACCGGTCAATTCCACTTCTACGGGAACAATTTCGACAATCAGAACCGCACGGGCGTTTGGTTCGATAGCAAGGTGCCATTTGCTGGCGCGCAGATCCACAACAATTCATTTAGCAACTTTTTCAACGCCGAAGCATACACCGCCATCAAGCTGACCGGGCCGCGCTTTGCCCAGTTCGACATACTCGACAATCGGATGGCGAACCTGTCGGGCGTCACCTACGACCACACGGGCATCTACGCAGACCACGCGGGCCCGGATATCAAGATTTCAGGCAACACGTTTCGAGCGCATAAATACAGCCTACACCTCGACCTGGACGGCTCTAGCACGGGAGCGCAAATCAGTGATAACGAGTTTTACGGCGCGGGCGAAGCGGGCACACAGGGAGTCAAGCTGGCAAACGCCATTGGCGCCAATGTCACCAGCAACAAAATTCGCAACTATTCCACCGCCGTCTCCATCAGCGGGGCATCCACTGACCGCGTGGCGATCAACGGGGGAGAGATTACCTGCGCGACCAGCGGCACGGCTGTAGACGCGGCGGCGGGAACGAACATCACGTTCGTGGGCGTTGATCTCGGCACGGCCTGCACGACGGGATTCAACGGGGGAAGCGGCACAACGGCCACCATGGCGGCGGTAGTAGGCGCTCCGTCCACGCGTGTTAGCACGTCGGGCACGATCCGCGACGGGGTGCAGTCCAGCACGTACCTCAAAGATTCTGGCACCAATAACACCGCGTCGGTGGGATCAATTGAGCGCCATTCGACCGGCACCACCGCAACCGGCTTCGGCGTGCAGCAAGCCGTGACACTGGAGGATGACGCTGGAACCGGCATTATTGCCGGCGGCTGGCAGGTGCTCTGGGAGGATTCGACCGCGGCCAACCGTTATCCGCGCTTCGATGTGTTGATATCTAAAAACAACAGCGGGCAGACGATTGCCGCGTCGTTCGATAAAGACAAAAATTTCATTTCCTACGGTTCCTTGTACTCCCTTTCCGGCACCATCACGGGGCGCTTAGGGGCCGGTCTATCCAGCGGCGTTGGGCTGGGGGCGTTCTCGTTGCATCCTGTCACGATCTACACCGACTCCGCGGCGCGGTGGCAGTGGACGGCGGCGGGCATGTATGTGCCGATGGCTACGGACACCTACAACATTGGCGACCTAACAACGCCTCTTCGCGTGCGTGGGGTGTATAGCAAAATCGTGGACACGGCGCTGGCTGGCGGTACCGGCGATTACATGCAGACGCGAAAGCTGCAACTTGCCGACACAGGCGGCGCTACTGGCTTTTGGTATCTATCGGCCAACGCCACCACTGGCACATCGTCCATTAACATCCTTGATAACTCTGGCTCTCGTTGGATTCGCGGCTATCGGGCGCTATCGTCGTTGCCTTCGAATGACACGTTTGTATACGCCAACTGGCTGCCAGCTGGCCGCACCATTGCGGGCGGTGACGCTGTGGACGACGGAACACTTCCAACCATTGGGAACCTGTCAAACCGCTGGTCGTACGTGTTTGGAAGTATTTTAGACACCAACACCATTACCATTCGCACGGGGGCAACAAATAACTACATCCTGACTTCAGACGCAAGCGGAAATGCTTCATGGGCCGCCCCCGCGCCGTGTTCGACTTGTATCGTCAACGGTGGAAACACCACCGGAGCGATGCTGACGATTGGCACGAATGACGCGCAAACGCTATCCCTCGAAACCAACAACGTCTCCTACCTGCAAATCAATTCCAGCGGACAAGTGACAATAGCCGGAAACGTGGTCCCATCTGGCACGCGCGATATAGGCGCAACTGGCAATGAGTGGAACGAGTTGTTCGTCGGTTCCATAACCGCCACATCGATTATTGAGCCTAAAGTAAACGGCGGAGCGCAATTTGGCGACTCCTCAAAGCGCTGGTCGAATGTCTACAGTGTCGATGGTGACTATAGCGGAACACTTTCCACCGTTGGGCTTACGATCAACACGGGGGCGGCCACGGTTGGGCACGTCTGGACGGCCACGAGTACGGGCGGGGCCGGCTCCTGGCAGGCCGCCAGCGGCGGCTCATCGCTGCCTGTCGTCGATACTACCGGCATCGCAAAGGGCTCCAGTGACGCCAGCAAGATCGTGCGGTTTGAGGTGGACGGGCTGACTACCGGAACGACGCGCGTGCTCACAGTGCAGGACGGAGATCATACGCTCGCCGGGCTCAACATCAATCAGACCTTCGTCAATCCGCAAACGGTGGCTATCGCTAGCGTCCAGAACCAGCTCACCTTATCGCAGACCAACAACAGCGGGTTTTATGATCCGGCGTGCCTTGTGCTTGCCTCTACCGATACCGTCACCAGCACTATCTATGGAGCCGCGCGGGTGTGCTCTGGGTACGAGTCGGCAGCATTCACAGATGAGAAATTTGCCATCCAAACAGCAACTGGCTCGGGAACGTATCAGGACGCTATCACGATCAAGAATCAAGCGGTGACGATCCTCGGAAGCATCGCCGCCACTGGCTCGGCTACGTTCAGCTTCAACAGCGGGACGATGGCGGGCACAATGAAGCCGCTATTCGGCGGAACTGGCTCAATCGGCGACTCTGGCTATTCGTATGGGGCTGGCTACTTCTCTGCCTCTGGCTTCATCCTTACCGATACCACGACCGTAGGCTATGTCTGGACCGCGACATCCACGGGCGGCGCTGGTTCATGGCAAGCTGCGGCCGCGTGCCCAACCTGCTACGTTCAATCCGGAAATTCATTCGGAACGGCCGCGATACTTGGGACTTCCGACAACTTCCCCGTGTATTTCAAGACTAACAACGTCGTCCGCTGGGATATATCAGCCGGCGGTAATCTCGTTCCAGATTCAAATAACGCCTACACCTTCGGCCATCCCAGCTTTCGCCCCAGCACGATCTACGCCATCGATCTGAATGCGTCTGGCACTGTGACCCTGGGAGGCAGCATCACTGGCGACGTGCTCCCCACTACGACTGGCGCATACGTAAGCGGGTCCAACACGTACCGGTGGGGCAAGGTCTCGACCTTTCATGTCGATATTGACGGGGATATCGCATTGAGTTCCGGCACATCGCTATCCGGCACGCTCGTCCCAACGACCAACAACTTTTACGCGCTTGGGAATACATCCTTCCGCTGGTCCACCGTTGCTACCACGAACGTCAACATCTCCGGGACCATCACCACCCCGTCCGGTTCCGCGGGCATCACGTCGACAAAGACCGTGCGCGACTCCGCCGGTACCGGCACCTGCACGCTGATCTTCAGCGGCGGCATCCTGACCGGCGGCACCTGCTAATAGATCGCCACTGTCTCACCGCCGAGTAACACTATTTCAACAGCTTCCTCGTCAGGGTATTCACCTTGCGCGACAAACACCGGGGCATCGGGCGGCATCGCCTGTAATCTTTCGATGAGTTCCTTGACGGTCATGCTTTAATTCTACGCCCTCCCCGCGTGCCCTCTCCCGCGCGGGTGCTTCGCGGGGTGTGCGAAAACACCCTGCTATCTGATCCGCCACGCGCGGAAACAGTAACGGCGGCGTTATGCGCCGCCAGACTCCTTGGTATTCTCAATTTATGCGTACCCTACTCGCACTCCTGGCCATGGGCATGGCCGGGGCGGCCGAAGCGCCGAAACCCCCCGCCCCCCTGAAGACCGCCGAACGTATGGCGCTGTCGGAGCTTTCCGCCAAAGTCGCCGAACTCAACAAGCAAATCGACGTCATCCTCACCGAGGCTTGCGCCGACCGCAGCATCCCCAAGGATCGCTGCCGGTTGCAACAGGACGGCACGTTTCTGACGCTGCCGGAACCGCCGAAACCGGAGTCGAAAAAGTGATCTCCGCAAAGCTGATCCCGGCTATTCTGCTGGCTGTCGTGGCGCTGCGGGGCGAGTCGATCTGCGGCAAGGACGACCGCAACCCCACGCCGAACGTCGATCTCGTCCAGGTGTCCTGCATCGACTTCGACCGGCTCCGCGCGCAGGCGCCGGACTTCCCGTGGCCGGTGGGCAAGGTGACGCAGGTCCTCGTTCATATCCGCGAAGGCGACGCCGTGCGCGTGACAGTCGATGGCGTGCAGAAATTCGCCGATCTCATTCGTGACGCTTGGGGCCGGCTGATTGCGCTCGTCCAATTCGACGGCGTGGACTACAAGGCGGTGACCGTCAAGGTGTACCGGGCGGTGGAGGAGTGAAACTCCGCACCGCTGCCGTAGTGGCCACCACCGACAACGGCGACAAGATCGGCGGGCCGTACTTCCTCCCGCTGGACCAACCCGCAAAACAGGAAATAAAAGAACTCGCCCGCGAATACGGGCCGCTGGACATCAAGAAACCGGAGCAAAAACTATGACCTACAAGGCAACCAACAGTGCGCACAACATGACCGTCGAAGCCGCTGAGAAGTTCGTCGCCAAACTCCGCGCGCTCGGCTTCCCGGTGGGCAAGTTGCACGCAAACGGAATGGCGGCCTCGGAAGCGGCGGACTACGTGCCCGTCGAAGAACTGGCGCTGGAACCGGGCGAGAAATACAACCTCGTCGCTTTCGCCGGTGGTGATTGGCACAACCTGGCCATGCTGGCGCAGATGTTCGGCGGCGGCAGTGTCGAGGAGTTTAAGCGCATCGCGGCCGATCTGGCGACCGATTGGCGATCGGCAATCCTGAACATCCCCGGCGCCGCAAAGGCTATCGAAAAACTGATCGAGAAGGCATAAGCGATGCGTACCGCATGGAAAGCCATTCTCGCCGCCGCGCTCGGTGGGGCCGCTACGGCAGCATCTGACGCGCTCATGTTCGACGGCACCACTCACCCCAAGCAACTTGCCGCCAAGGCCGCCATTGGGGCCGCTGTGGCCGTTGCTGGGTACCTCAAACAGTCACCGATCAAGCCCGAGGCACCACCGCCCGAGAAGTGAAAACTCCAATGCCGGAGAATGAATTGGAACAACTCGAACGTATTGCGGGGACCCTCGATAATATGCGCGAGGACGTGAGTGCTCTCACCACGTCCCAAGCTGTCCAGACCTCGGACATCAAGCACATTTTAGACCACCTGGCGCGGGTTAACGGGCGGCTCGGCAAGTCCGAAGACCGCCTCTCATCGCTCGAAAACGACCGGGCCGAACAGCGCGGGGCGTGGAAGTTTGTCGCGCTTATCGCGTCGATACCAGCCGCGCTAGTGGCGTCGATCTTCACCTGGCTGGCGAATCACGGGGGCAAATGACTCAGAAATGGTCGATCACGCGCGATTCCGACATGGTGGCAACCCTCCGCCTGGAAAAGTTCGCCTCGGTCAATGATGAGCGCTGGGTGCTCCTGCAATCCGACGAGCACGCCGACAACCAGCACTCCGACCTCGACCTCATCCGCCGGCACATGGCGGAAGCCGTCGAGCGCGGCGCACCAGTTCTGAAGTTTGGCGACACCTTCTGTGCCATGCAGGGCCGTTGGGACAAGCGCGCGGACCCGAGCCAGTTGCGCGAGGAGTTGCGCGGGGCGAACTACCTGGACGAGCTGGTACGCTTCCACGCTGGCCTATATTTGCCGTATGCCGCGACCATCGCCGCCATCGGCTACGGCAACCACGAAACCAGCATCCAAAACCACCACCAGACTGACTTGGTAGAGCGCCTTGTAGACCGCCTACGGCAAGCTGGGAGCCCGGTCCAGAAGCTCGGCTACACCGGATTCGTCCGCATCAATTGCCAGTACGGAAACACAATCCGCACGATTCTACTCCATTTCCACCACGGCAGTGGCGGGGGCGGCGAAGTCACGCGCGGCTTTATCGACTGGAACCGGACGCGCGGGATGTACTCGGCTGATGTCTACTATGCCGGGCACATCCACCGGCGCAACATGGACGAGAATATCATCGTCGGCGTATCCGCCAAGGGCACCTGTGAGCGGCGCCACCAGCTCATGCTGCGCGGCTCCTGCTACAAAGACGAGGACGGCGACGGCGGATGGCACGTGGAGCGCGGGCGCGCGGCACGGCCAAAGGGCGGCTGGTGGCTGCGCGTAACGCCAGGATCGCGGCACGGGCAAAACTCGCCTGACTTCCGGCTGGAGGCAATTGCGGCATGACCCGCGAAGCCTGGCACCTGTTAGCCGGCGAATGGGCCGCAATCCTCGGCATCACCGAGCGCCCGCGCCTCCTGATCGTCCCGGCGTCCGAAATTCCAGGCGACGACGCGCGCGCCGACTTCGACGACTGCCGGGCGACGCAGTGGACAGTTAAGATCCGCCGCGGCCTCCACAAAGACCCCGACCTCATCATCTGCCACGAGCTGCTACATGTCCGCACCGGGCTCACCGACGCCACGCATGAGGCGTGGATCTGCGACGTTGCGGCGGCGCTAGTGGCGCTTAAGCGGCGGGCTGGCACTTATGGTTCCGCTGCAACGCCCGCGCGGCTGTCATAAGCCCGCAGGGGCAACGTGGGTACCGCAGCGGCGGGCCTCCGTTGCGCCCTCCGGTCTTGGTCTTGCGGAGGGCTTGCAGGGCGACGGCGGCGGGGTTTTTGGGTGTGGTCATCGGGTGGCCTTGGGCTGGTCCTGATACCAGATCACCTTGCCGTCTTCAACGATACGGTAGTTGGTTCGGCCCATGTTGGCCGCGTATTTTGCAACGGCGATATTGTCATAGCTTTTGCCTGTGTCAACCCAGCCTTTTTGCGGGGCGTAGTAGCGAAAAAATTCAAGCCTGATCATTTTTTGTCTCCTCTGCGGGCTTCACGCCGCCCGCTGGCGTTGGGGGTGGTTAGCGGGCAGACTTCGCGGCCAAGTACGCGGCCTTGGCTTGTTCAGCGGCGCGCAGATAGCGCTTGGCCGTGGTCGGGGTGATTAGCGGGTTGGCGTATTTTTCAATGGCTCGCTGCCACTTGGCGT